AATATTTGCTGCATCATCAAGATCGGCGGCGAAACTTGAACCTTTTGGTAATTTCATACCGTTTGCACTTGTAACGCCTGTCGCTTCTTTTAAATAAACATCGTTTGAACCAAGGTTTTGAATAAGCATTGATAAACGTCCAGTTAATGGAGTTGCTATTAATTCTGAACCGCCAACAGTTGTATCAACAGAAGCAACCGAAACTTTCCAAGATGCGAAACCACCAGCATTTGTTGTTACTGCCCATGAACCTGATTGGGTTGCAGCTACCGACCAGCTTCCGCCTTGATAAGCTGTCACGCTATCTGTTGCAAAAGCTAAATCTCTAATATCTAAATTTACAGCATCAACAGTGATCGAGTTCCCACCGTCAGCAATATTTACATCACCCGTGATACTTGCAACGCTTCCAATATTCCATGTTCCAGATTGAGTTGCCGCAACTGTGCCATCTACTGTTATACTTCCACCACCATCAGTAATAGAAACTGAACCATTTACGTTAGCAGTTAAAAAACCACTTCCGTCTAATGCAAGAGCTTGTCCTGCTGCGTTTTTAATTTCGATTGAGTGTAAGCTCGAATCAATTGAATCTAATGTAATCATGGTAATCCTCCCTAATTTAAAACCATTCTTCTATCTCTACAATTGCGCCAGCCTTTGGCGATTGTATATAAACCGTACTTAAATTTAAACTTATATTTTCCTTATAGTAAACAGCACCAGCGTTAATTGTTAAGAAATTAGTACCACTTTCACCACTTGTTAAAGTTAGCTTAATTGACGATTTGTCTCTTGTTTTTATTAATAATTTTTTACACCCATTTTGTAACGAGTGATTATATTCTGTATCAGCCAATGACAACGTAAGATTTGTGATCTTCTGCGTTCCAGCTTCTTTTATTGTTACGTTAAATGTCGGTTGAGCGTTAGCCATACTACGCCATCTCCAATATCTTTACTTTCGAGTTTGTTCCTGTACTAATAAAGTACACATTAATAGCGTCTGTAATATCAAAAGAAAAATAGCTTCCTGTTGGTATCTCCCAACCCTCTGTTGCTCCGCTTGTTGTCACGTCAGCATTTCCAAAAAATATACTGTCAGAGCTATTGTTATAAAATATCATTGAATTTCTCAATGCTAACGGTGTCGCTGGCAATATCGCAGCAGTTCCGCTTATTGTTGTGTTTGTTACTTTAATTGCAACACTTAATCCACTCGGAGAAAAAGAACCTTGTAAAGCTCCAACAATCTCTGTAAGTGTTCTTACTGCGACATCGTTATTTGAGTCTAATGTAAATTTAAGACTCTCGTTGTCTGTTCTATTTGGTGGAAATTGCACTTAATGTCTCCTTCCACTTGTAAGCTTCGATGTCTGCCTCGAAAAAAGCATACCACCAACCTTTGGCAAAAATAATATCATAATCAAATTTCGTGCTGTGCGTGATGTTGTTTCTTAATTGCATTTGAACCAATAGGTCAGGTGTTTTTGCTTTTAAGAAAACTTTGATCGTGTAATTACTTGCCATTGTTTACCAAAAAAAGGGAGAGCCGAAGCCCTCCCAGTAATTAAATATTAAGCACCAGTTGCATTAAATAGAACTGATCTTTTTCCAAGGTCTAGAACTTTCATTCCGTAAGAAGTTTTTAATGAAAGGAAATCTCTTTCATATTTTGCTTCTCTTTGTTTTTCAAATTCTACTGATTTCGCCATACCGAAACCAACAGCAGTTTTGTGCCAGAATACAATTTCTCCAGCAGTTGCATTATTAGTTTTAACTAATTTAAATCCTGCAATTTCTGAGAATTGACCTTTAACAACGGCTTCATTACTCATATAGTTTGAAGCTGCTTGAATTTCTGCTAATTGAATAACTGAGTTATACATTAACGGAGTCATTGCACAATATCTGTCAGAAACAGGCACTTTTGCTTCGTCTAATACTTGAGCAGCAGAGTAAAAGTCTGCAATTGTTGGGACAAGGTTTCCTGCACCACTAAATTGAATAATATGATCTGGAGCAGCAGCAGAAGCCAATTTAATTTGTGCATAAATGGCTTGTTCGATTAAATCAGCAAGAGAGCTAGGTGCTAACTCAAGGAAAGCCATGTCTAGGTCTGTTTTTGTGCTTTGTCTAGCTAAATCGTAGATATACTGAGGGACGATCTTATGTTGATTCAAGAGCACTTTGTCAATAGCAATAGTCATGTCACCATCTGCGTGAGCCGTTCCATCGTCTTTTCTGTTTGTAGCTGAACCACCAGAAAGTCTTGGAATATCAAAAGAGATATCTCCAACTTCAATTTTGCTAGTGTAATCAGTGATTAACGGCTTTAAAACCGATGAATTTTTTAAGACTTCTTGTAAGTCATTGAATAATATTTGATTGTTTGATACTGGTGCAACACCAGCTGCATTAATTGCCATTTTATAACTCCTTTTCTTTTCCTAGTACGAGTCCAAGTCTTTCTTGTCTTGATAATTCGTCTAGTGTTCTTTGTTTAGGTTCACTTGTTTTCGGGATTGAATTCACCATAGTTTCTGCTTTTTTTACGTTAAAAAGAAATGTTTGATCTTTTCGCAAATCATCAATGGCTTCTTTAACACCTTTAAATGTTAAATTTTCTTCGTCTAACTCAATTTGCTTTTGCTTAACTTTAAATAATAAAGTATCAGCGTCATACGCATCAGGAGCATAACTAGCCACTTGCATTTTAAGGTCTTTGTCGATCATCATTTTTGCCATCTTTTCGGCTTTACTTGAATAATCACCCTTTTCTTTTGCTAATCTTTCTTTTTCTTCTTGCTCGATTCTTAACAGTTCCTTCCAATTTTCTTCTGACTCAAGTTGTTTTTTTGTCAGCACTTCTTTTTCTTGTTTAAACTGTACAAGCTCTTGATTCTCGTCTCTTACCCTTCGGTATTTTTCGACGTTTTTCTTTTGCTCATCTAATAAACGCTCATTAGTGCTTTTCAACTGAGTAAGCATTTCATTGTACTCGTCAAGTTTCTTCTGTAAATCATTCACATCAACTTCTTGGTTGTTCTCTAAGCCTTCGCTCATCTGTCCTCCATGCCTTCGCATATAAATATTGTTGTTGACATTATCTATTATGTCAATTTTTTGACTATCTTCTCCGTAGGTATCTTAAAAACTGCTTCTTAAAAGCATCTTTTGCCTTTTTGTTAGCTGAAAAATTACCCAACTTTAAACCTTTACTTTTGTACCATTGAATTAAACCGCTGAATATTTCCCTTATTGGCGCATTACTTCCTTTTAATGTTTTTCCACGAACACCGATCATTTTTGAGTGTGTTCCTTTTCCATATATCTCAATAATTGTTTTTGCCCCGATAATAGCTTTTGAGACAACACCTTTTAACGTGTCACCAGTAAATGAAAATGATGTTTTTTTACTTCCTGCATTATAATATTTCGATGTTTTATTTTTAGATGCCAGCTTTTTTCTTCTGTTGTCCCATTGTGTCGAGATATTAGGTGTTGAACTACCTGATAAATCTTCTTGCTTAGTTATGCTTTCCTTGAAAATAGACAGAATCCTTTTGGATAAAATATCCATTTCTTTTTGATCGCTAGTAAAGCCGTTCAGCTTTTTTCTAATTTTAGATAAATCGTTTTTAGCCAAAATTAAACCCTGCCAATATTTGATTAACCAAGTTTTGATTTTCTTTGTCTGCTAACAATTGAGAAGCGATTAAACCTTGTAACAAAGATGCTCCATCGTCCTTTAAATCGTTTTTAAATTTCTTTTTAACCTTATCAATGTCGTCTTGAGTAACTCCAAAGAACTGCCTCTGAGGCACCGTAAAGCCGCCGTTATGATTTGCTGCTTTCTTTCTTTGTAGCTCATCATCAAACCCAAGCGTGATTGTTTCAGATGATTCTTTTATCTTGTCAATTGCTTCCAGCATATCGCCACGCATTGTCATATCAACCTTGCTGGTTTTCCCGTACAGTTTAAAATCTTCGCTTTGCCTATATGACTTGGAATATCCTTGCATCTTTTCGCCATTCACGTCTTTACTTCTTGATGTTCGCTCGATGATTATATTAATTAATTCTTGCGTGATAGCTTCTTTTAACTCTTGATCGTCAATAGCTTTTTTACCAAACTCTTTTTTGAGATTTATCTTTTGTTCTATATTGTTTTTGGATAGCTTTAAGCCTTTTAACTCCATTAAATATGCTCACTAAAATAAACAACAGTTATTAATATTACCAAATAAAGCCAAATATCATTAAGCATTATTCACCCTTTTCGCCTTCAATCTCTTGCTTAACACCTTCGCTTTTTGGATTAAATGCTTTTATTAAATCAAGATTACCGCTATTCAATTCATCTAGTTTCATTTGTGCCATTTCTTCGGTCAAATTAGGGTCAAGCATTTGTAACGCTTCTTTTTTGCCAATTAATCCCATATCTAAACGCATTTTAATATTTTCAAGAGTTTCCTTATCTGAAACCATGACTTTAGGTTTTTCAAACTCAATAGAAATATTATCTACCTTATCAAGTAATGTAACTCCATCAGCTTTTAAGTATGCCTTTATTATTTGAAAAATTTGTTGCTCTAATAGCTCATATCTTTGTTGATTCTTGCTGATAACAGCTTGGCAATCAGCTTCGGCAATTACTCGCTCTATTCCTGAACTGAATATCTGACTTGAATCAAGTGAGCTTGTACTTAATCCTTCCTCATCAAAGATTGATTTAGCATAGAACATAATAGCGTCTTTCATTCCATTTAAGTCAGGATTTGCGTTGATATATTCTGCTCTTGGTTGCGTCTGCGCTCCCTCTGTTAAAGGCAAAACAGAAGCAGTTGTTAAACCACTATGAACGGTTGTAATACTAACACCTTCTGGTAAATAAAAAACTAAATGACCTAATCCTTGTTTAACACTAGCACTTAAAAGCATTGAAAAGTTTACATTTAAATCAATTGATTTTTGTGTTAATGGATTTAAAAAAGGTAAATCAGAGCTTGACGATTCGCTTAAATGAGCAAATGGAATAACACCAAGAGGATTTATATTGTTCGGATTTCCATCAATTGGAACATAAGTAAGCTGTGATTGAAATTCACCGTTTCCTGCATCTTTTTGTTCTACTCTCCAAACAGTATGACTGTCCTTTGTCCACATAGCATAGATTTCAGAGTTGGCACTTGAATCATCTTGATTTTCCATGATAACTTGATCTAACCCATCACCAGTTGTTCCAATAATAGAAGTATCAGGATAATTAATAATAACGGCTTGTAGTTCTCTTGTGTTTACGTCTTTAACTAATCCATATTCAAAGGGTTTCATTGAAATAAGCCTTAATTCATTATTAACTTTATTAACCCACATTAAAGCGTGTCTTGATCTATTAAAGTTTCTATCAAATTCTTGGAATGAGTCAGAGAAACCATCATATAATTCATCAACAAATACATCTAATTCTGGATAACCTGTTTTTCTTGTTGGCTCTGAATCGTACGCCTTTGCTTTTTTAGTGTAAATCTTATCAGCGATCGAAACATCACTAATCATCATTGACTTATAAGAGTCAGGCAAAAGAGCTTGAACTTGCTGTTCGATATACTGTCGTTGCGCTCCCTCGCTTACTTTGTATGCTTTATATTCGTCTTGTCTGCGTTTTCTGTTTTCATAGCCTTTAAAATCTTGAATGATTCGGCTTGCTATTCTAGGGTCTTTAATATCCATTTATTACCTCATTATTATATTTTGTCGTCTTATATCTGTGTCATGCTCTTTCATGATTACATAGTCCGCACCATCTGAAAAGTGTGACAACATTTTGTCTTTTCCTTCGTCTTTTGTAAATCCATCTTTTTGACGTGTCTTTTTCCAATCATTAATCAGATATTTGCATCTTGAATGTGCTCTTACTCGCCCATGGCTAAACATTCCATTAATTATTAATTGCCTTTTTCTTAATCTTGGGTTTGCTGAAAAATGACGAACATTAAGCCCGTAGCTTCTAATAATTTGAACGTCAGACAATAATCCCTGTTGTGTTGCGCTTGATCTATTATTTCCAGCTGCATCACAGGTTATAATCATTCTGTTTTTATCAAATCTATCCATTAGATATTGACACATTGAGCAAGAGTTTGAGTCGCCTTTTAATAATACTTCGTCAAAAAATAGTTGCTTGTCGCCGTATCTGTGAGAAAAAGATGCTGACATTTTACCAACATTAAAATCTAGTCCAACATGAACAGGCATATCAGTGTTTTCCTGTATTGTGTCATCAATATTTTTTTCGCTATCAAATGAATAGTAAAAATAATCAGAGCCTATTCTTCCGATTTTTCCATCTCTGAAAATCTGTAAAGCCTGATCGTCAAGCATTGATTCAAGCATTTGAGAATATCCACCGTCAATATGGGTGTTTTCATTAGATGAGCCGTAATGTATTTTAAACTTATTATCGCCTCGCTTCTCTTGTGATTCAATAAAATCTTCTAACCAACCATGAATATCTTCTGGTGTTCCAACTAATATCTTTTGAGGATTTTTCGCATCTTTAACACGAACACGTCTAAGCATTTCGTTTATACGATCAAAACTAATTAGAGAAAATTCGTTAATTCCGCAAAACCCTAAGTTAGGGCCAGCAATTGGCTTCTCTCCACTGAATACATATATAGGTTTCTTTGACCATGAAAAATTAAAAGTGTGATCTGTTTTATGAAACTTATATTTTATTTTATTATCAGTTAGAATATCGTCCATTGTTGGAAGAATATCTCTTTTAAAATCTCTGTATGTTGGGGCTAATAATCCTCCTGCTATGTTTCTATTTTGTTGTGATAGTTTAAGCATTTTCATGCAAAGATTGTATGTTTTCCCAGCCCCAAGACCTTGTGACTGTATTATTACTTCTGTTAAATCATCGTGAAAAACTTTTGCTTGTGTTGGTAATGGTTTGTAGAATAACTTTAGCTTCATACATTTAAATGCTTCCAAGATGTTTTTGTATTAACATCTGATATTATACTTTGATTAACATTGTAATGTTCTGCTAACTTTTTCTGTTTAAATCCGCTCATTAACATTGTTTTAATTGTTAAAACTTTAATACTATCTAGTTTTGAATTTCTATGACTACTGCCTTTTAATGGTTTTGTTATGCCTGCTTTATACGCATGATTAACATTTTCTGATGCAGTTACCCACTCAAGATTTTCTACTTTATTGTCGTGCTTTATTCCATTTTTATGATTAACCTGTGGCTTGTTATAGGTGTTTTCTATAAAATATTCAGATACTAATCTATGAACCATAATTCTTTTAACTTTACCGTTGGTTGATAACGAAACTCTTTTATATCCTCTTGTTGTTGTCTCTTGTTTTAATAACTTGTTTCGTTTACTACTAAAAACATCACCATTAGACGATACATAATAATCATAGTTGTTTATTTTTTTATACTTTATCATGTTATAAACTCTAAATCGTCTTGTTCTTCTTGTGTGGATTCTGGTGTATCTGACCATTTATTAAAGTTCTTAAGACAAAAAATCAGCATAACACGATCGCCACCTTTTGCCATTGATAACGCTTTTTGTGATAACGTCATTCTTGTCTTTGACATTTTCAAGTCTCGATACTCTGTGAAAGATATATCATATTTTTCTTTTATCTTGTTGCGAATAGTTCTTTCCGACACTCCCATTAATTCGGCGCAGTCTTTTAGTCCTGCTTTTAATGAGCAAAATCCTGATAACTTTTCAAAGTCTAATTCAATGTTTTCTCGTCCAGCCATCTTTTATTTATTCCAAGGCATTTTTAACATCACTAGTCGCCTATGTATTCAAATGTTGTAGTGTGTCTATTTCTTGTTATTGCTTTTTTATATATTGATTTTTTGCCAACATCGCTAACTCTACCCTTTCTTATTAATGCCCAATTTTTCGATTTCTTTCTTGAGTGAATTAATGCATGAATTGAACTAGTTATCGAGAATCTAAAGCCTAGACTTTTGCAATATGAAGCAATTTTTGTGCTAAAAATATTGCCTAGTCCAATACCTTGATAGTCTGGCAAGATAACCAATCTGTGTCCTTTTTTCATTTTTTTAACAACAGGGTGAGGGAAATGTATATATGAAAAGAATCCAACTTTTTTATTATTTAAGTATAGCAAAAAGCATTGAGCAGAAACAGCTAAATCAGTATTCATATAGTGAAACTCTCTAAAATATTCCCACTCTGATTTATCGCATTTAACAATATCGAGTTTAATACTTGGTCTTTTTGGTTTTTGTAATTTTGAATAAAAAAAAACCTTTTTTGATCTGTATCATAAACCCAATCTGGCTCTAACCAATCAACTATATCTCTGTGACAAGCAACTGCAATAAATTTTTTATTTTCTTTTCTTACAGCTTTTTGTGTTGCAAATGAGCCTATTTGAGCCGTATTTCTATCAACAACACTTGTAAATTCATCAAAAACAGTTATTTCTTCATTTGAAGATAATGCTCTTGCTAGATCAACTCTCATTTTTTCGCCATTAGACAAAACATTATAAGTCTTAAGCCAACTTATTGGAGTACCTAAGCCAACTCTGTTTAATATTTTATAAATATCTTCGTTTTTCATTTCTTTTGGAAAATTATCAATAATTGTTTTTGAATTATCCCATATTATTTCTTTTAAGTTATTTTTAAAACAATCGTTCATAATAGTTGACTTGCCGCTTCCTGAGCTTCCTACTATTACACCTATGTTCCATTCTTTATTTTCTATATCTATAAAACCATTAAAATTTATTTCAAAATTATGATCTTGTATATCGTGAATAGATACAACTGAGTTGTTTCTGAAAGTATTTTCTATTTCTATTTTTCTTTTTATCTTAAATTTTGGCATATTATATCATTATGATTTTAACGTCATATCCCTTACTTGTTAAATCGTCATATAAATCTTGTTGTTCCATTTCATTTTTTAATTTAACTTCAATTGCATAAGAAGATATATCGTCATTTGATAAGTCTTTTATATCTTCTTCTAATTCTTCGTCTAATAATTCAAATTTTTTGATACCTAATAAATCAACATCAAAATCATCGAAATCTTTTATTGTATCATAAACGTCTTGAAAATCTAATTCAGCCCACCTAGCAATCTCATTATCAGCAGTTAAAAATTGATACTCTTCCGCTTCGTTTTCAAAGTCTTGATAAATAACAGGAACTTCTTTCATTCCGATTTCTTTAGCAACATCAAGTCTTGCGTGACCAGCTATCAAAAACCCAGATCTTTTTGAAATAATTAACGGTATGCGAAACCCGTTAAACTGAATTATCTTTTTTAATCTTTTTAATTGTTCGACTGAATGTCTATTATTGTTTCTTGGGTTTGGTATAATTTTTTCAATCGATACCATGTCGATCTTTTCTGCTTTGATTTCCACCTTCGTGAACTCCCTCAAATGCCTTACGCACCTAATTATATATTTTCAATGTTAATTCTATTTGTCAAGTTTTGATGTAAATCCATTTTCCAGTGAATTCGTTATACTCGAACCCATTAACAAGAAGCCAATTCCTTACAGTATGATATTTATTAACAAACGTACTTGCTCCAATCATTCCTTTTTCAGTGTGACATTTTCTGCACAATGTTAAACAATTAGATTTCTCATTTATTAAATCAGGTCTTGAGCCTCTTGTTATAAAATGGTCAATGTCTAATGGGTAAAATGAGCCATTATGTCCACAAGCAACACAATTAAGCTCTTTGAATTTATTATACTTTTTTATTTCTTATCCTTCTTGTTTTAATAACTTACACTGGTTTAACTTCTAAAAAGTGTTATTTTTTATAATATTCATGCCTTCTATTTTCATTTCTTATTCTCCCTGTTCTTTTATGGACTGTTCTATCACAACCACGCTTGGTGGGATTGAAACATTTACGCCATTAGTAGTTACAAACCTTATTGTTGACGCATTTCCATAATCAAAGTTGCAAAATACATTTTCATCAAAAGTTAAATAATCTTTACTTCCATTGCTAGTACAAACTCTTACTACGTAAACTTGCTTATCTTCTTTCATTTCTTATTCTCCTTTGTTTAACTATCTAAAAGAAGAGAGCAAGCTTTTTCATCTAGCTCCATTAATCTATGTTTTGTTGTTACAAGATCACTTATAATTTTAAGTGCCTCGTAATACTTATCAGATCTAACATATTCAATATTAGTAATTTCGTCCCTAATAAAACTATTAACAAGTACAAACATATTTCTTGAGTACATAGATTCGCACTTTTCAATTTTATCAATTACATTTGGAGTTAAATCTTCCCTTCTTACTTGTATAAATTTTGGAAACCAGTCGTTATTCATTCTTCCTCCGTTACAAATTCTAAGGTATCAGCGTAAACTTTAAATGTTCTGCCGTTGGGTAGTTTCTGTATTGATACATCGTATACGTAGTGCCATAATACTTTTTTATATTTTTCATATGCAATGTATTCAAACCTGTCTGTTAAAAATACTATTGCCCACACCATATTAATTGCTGAAAACATTGCATATATAATCGCTTGGGTTTCACTCATTTTATACACTCCATAAACTTATTGAAATATTCTAGCTTCAATGGCAAATCGCACTCGCAGTTTTTAACTTCTTTTTTATAAGACGCTTTTATATCTCTTAATAGCTGATATTTTTTCCACCAGTAAGTTATTGCTTTACTCATTTTCCTTGCTCCCATTTTTCATATAACATTCTTGCTTTTTGATACTTCCCAATAGTATAGTTTTTGATTATATCTTTTAATTCTTTGTTTTCTTTTTCTAGTTGATCTATTTTTTTTTGTTGAACAAACCATGCTGAACGAGCATAATATTCTTTTTTAAATTCTTCCTTCAT